CATGGCGCATTTGATCCAGAAGTTGCTCCAATACGCATGAGTAATTTATGTTGTGAGATTGATTTACCTACAAAACCACTAAATAGTTACGATGATAGAGAAGGAGAAATATCTCTTTGTACTCTATCAGCAATCAACTGGGGACTTATAAATGAACCATCTGAATTTGAAAAATACTGTGATCTTTCTGTCCGTGCTCTTGATGAGTTACTTGACTATCAAGGGTATCCAGTCGCCGCTGCTGAAAGAGGTACGATGGGCAGAAGGCCTCTTGGTATTGGGATTATAAACTTAGCATATTTCCTTGCAAAAAGAGGACTTAAATATGATGAATCAGCATATAAGATTGTTGATGAGTATGCTGAAGCATGGTCATATTATTTAATAAAAAGTTCAGCAAACCTTGCAGTTGAAAAAGGAAAATTGATATATAATAATGATACGAAGTACTCTAAAGGAATACTTCCGATCGATACTTATAAAGAGGCGATAGATACATTAGTAGCGAATAGAGAACGCTTACCGTGGAAAGAGTTAAGAAAACAACTCAGAGATACAGGTATCAGAAACTCTACGTTAATGGCATTGATGCCTGCTGAAACAAGCGCCCAAATTAGTAACAGTACGAATGGTATTGAACCACCAAGAGCTTTGGTATCGTACAAACAGAGTAAAGATGGAGTAATGGCTCAGGTTGTACCTGGTTATCATCATCTTAAAAATAAATACGATCTCTTATGGGATCAAAAAACACCAGAAGGATATTTGGCAATATGCGGAATCTTACAAAAGTATATCGACCAAGGAATATCTGTAAATACATCTTATAATCCAGAACACTTTGAAGATAACAAGGTGCCTATGTCTGTGATGGTTAAAGATTTGGTGACAGCTTATAAGTATGGATTAAAACAATTATATTATTTTAATACGTTTGATGGTGCTGGAGAATTAAAAGAAGATGAACATCATACGTATGATAGTGGTACAACAACAATAGTAGATGATGAGGACTGTGAATCTTGCAAGATTTAAGAGAAAAGATAGAATTAAGAATGCAAATCCTTGAACAAATGATGAATAGGAATATGCATATTAAAGATCCTGAAACAGTATTACAATTTTTTGATAGACTTAATTATTGTTGGAGTGTCCTAAACGAAGAAGATAGAGACTTTATACATGGAGCGCAATTTGCTCTAGAAGAACAAATGGAATGGAATATAGATGGGAATACTGACCAAGAATAAAAAATCACATTTAGAACGTAATATGTTTTTTGATGAGAGTGTAGACATCGCAAGGTACGATCAAGTTAAATACCCTCAAATAGAAAAGATTACAGATAAACAATTAGGTTTCTTTTGGAGACCTGAAGAAGTTGATGTGTCTAAAGACAAGAAGGACTTCCATGAACTCACAGAACACGAACAACACATATTCACATCTAATCTCAAAAGGCAAATACTATTGGACTCTGTTCAAGGTCGGGCCCCGAACATTGCTTTCTTACCTATATGTTCGTTACCCGAAATTGAAAACTGGATTGAAACATGGTCATTTTTTGAGACAATTCATTCTCGTTCTTATACTCATATTATTAGGAACATATATCCTGACCCTAGTATAGTATTTGACCAAATGCTAGATGTAAAGGAAATCATTGAGTGTGGTAATGATATTGCATATTACTATGATGATTTAATTAATAATAACAATGGACCAACAAATAAAAAGGACCATAAAAAATCATTGTATATGTGTTTAATGAGTGCAAATGCATTAGAAGGAATTAGGTTTTATGTTTCATTTGCATGCTCTTGGGCCTTTGCAGAATTAAAGAAAATGGAAGGTAATGCAAAAATTATTAAGTTCATTGCAAGAGATGAAAATACTCACCTTGCTGGTACAACAGTAATGATTAAAAGGTTATTAGAAGAAGACCCTCAGATTGCAAAAATCGCAAAGGAATGCGAAAAAGAAGCAACTGATTTATTTACAAAAGTTATTGAACAAGAAAAAGAATGGGCAGAATATTTATTTGCAAATGGTTCAATGATTGGATTAAATGAAACTATATTAAAACAATATATAGAATGGATTGGGTGTAAAAGAATGAGAGCAGTAGGATTAACATGTCCTTATACTGTTCCTCAAATGAATCCTTTACCATGGACTGAAAAATGGATATCAGGTGGTAATGTTCAAGTTGCTCCACAAGAAACTGAAATAAGTAGTTATGTGGTTGGTGGAGTAAAACAAGATGTTGATGAAAAAACATTATCTGGATTATCACTATGAAGGAAGAAAAAATTTTACAAGTCGTTAATTTATCCCCATCAGAAGCATGGGTAGAAAAATTACATGATGTACATCCAATGAAACAAATTACTGTAGCATCTATTGTACAGGTTTGTGTATTTGGGTTTATGTTATTTATGTTTAAGATGATAGGATTATGGACGGGGTAATATTAGCTGTAGGAATTATTGCAAGCTTTTATGCAATTATTTCATTATTAATAAGTGCAGAAGGAACCAAAGGGATTGAAAAAGAACCTTATTATGGTCGAAAGACTGGAACAATATATACTGCAAAGAAAGACAGGGAGAAACATTTAGTATGATTATTATATACGGTAAAACACAATGTCCATATTGCGATATGGCAAAAAACTTATGCGAACAAAAAGGACTCGATTACGAATATAAGCAACTAGGAACTGATTTTGATAGAGATGAAATGCTATCAACATTTCCAGGTGCTAGAACATTTCCACAAATTATTTTAGATGGTCAAAAGATTGGTGGATATACTGAATTAAAAGAGTTGACTAGCGTAGAGTTATGATATTAGAATGCGAATATTGCTATTCACGTATTGTAATTAAGCCTGACGATAGAGAACTTAAAATAAATTTCTGTCCTCATTGTGGTGAACCTACTGATGATGATGCTGACGAGTTAGATTTTAATGAATGATTGGATATATCAAGGATTAAAGTTTACTCCTGATGAACCTTTTACTTACGAAAGATATGGAAATGAATGGTATGGGTTTGTCTATTGTATTACTCATAGAGGAACTAATCGAAAATATATCGGAAAGAAGTTCTTCTGGTCTAAAAAAACTTTACCTATAACAAAAACTCGTAAAAGAAGAAAAATCACTTATGTTGAATCAGATTGGAGAACCTACTATGGCTCTAATAAACATCTGAATGAAGAATTAGAACAACACGGAAAAGAATTCTATCATAGAGAAATACTACATCTCTGTAAAACTAAAGGAGAATGCGCCTATATGGAAACAAAAGAACAGTTTGATCGCGAAGTATTACTATCAGATAACTATTATAATGGTATAATCAACTGTAGAATAGGTGCAAAAAGTTTAAAAAACATATGTACAAATGACTAAATTTATGGTATAATATATAATTATGGCAAAAATACTAAAGTTTCCTACACCTAATGAGCTTAAAAAGAAGCAAATGTGGGAAGAATATGAAGAAGAATCTAAGAAAATAGAATTTCAAAGCGAGGAATGTATAGCAGCATCTCACTTTTTATTAGATGTATTAGAAGAATTTATTAATGGTGGTGAAGTTTCTAGCGAATTTATTGATATGAACTTCCGTGATGAAACAATACAAGATTCTAGAGACATGTTTGTTATTGTAAATATGTTAAATGCAATGTTTAACAGATACTATGGAATACCACATGCACTTCATAGAGAAATGGATAGAGTATATACTAAGATTAAATTATTAGCAACTCAGCACGATGAGGCCAAAATAGATTTACAAAAAGAATATGATATAATATTTGAGCCGGAGGAGCCAGATGATACTGATTGATTATAGCCAAATTGCTATTAGTAATATAATTGTACAAAAATTAAATGATGAAAATATGATAAGACATATGATACTTAATAGTATTCGTATGTATAATAAAAAATATAGAAATGAATATGGTCAAATGATTATATGTGCTGATGGTATGAATACCTGGCGTAAAGACTTTTATCCATTCTATAAAGCAAATCGTAAAAAGAGTCGTGATGAATCAAGTATGGATTGGACAGAGATCTTTAGAATATTACATCTAGTCAGAGATGAAATCAGAGATTATTTACCATATAAAGTAATTCATATGGAAGGTGTAGAAGCTGATGACATTATTGGTACTCTTACAATGCAAACACAAGAATTTGGTATGGGCGAACCAGTTATGATTATATCGTCAGATAAAGATTTTATTCAATTACAAAAGTTTAATAATGTAAAACAATTTAGTCCTATACAAAAGAAATTAGTTACAGATCCAAACCCAAGAATGTATCTATTT